TAGTTCAGAATAGTAACTACCGTAAAATATAGGATCAAAATCTTCTCTTTCAGTAGATTTTATTGCCTCATTTAATTGTTGTTGTGATACTACTCGTCCTTGATTTCTTCCATATTCATTATAATGTATAATTAAGTCCAAGTCATTCATATGATGTAAATCTCTATAATATTCTCGATAAAATGTACAATCAATGTTTTTATGTGCAGAAATAATATAATTAAATACTGTATTTTTATTACTGTCCCAATTACTTAAATCATTAATAAAACTCTTAATATAGTTTTCAATCATCCAATTTGTCATATCTGTAATTTGTTCTTTTAATAAATGTTTTGTATTTTTAGCATATTCAAGTTCTTCTGAACTATTACCATATGCAATACCATAAAAAGAATCTAAATTTTTATGTCTCATATATTCGTATAGATATGTCATTTTAAAATAATCTTTTTTCGAAACCCCATAGATTGGACAAATTATTGAAATACATCCGCATAAAGCAGCAATAATAGACAAAAAAGTTACTGGATCATATGATATGAAGTATTCGTATGTATTAAAAATATTAACATAATCATCTTGTAAAAGATGATATTTAATTTCAAAATCGTTTGTAGAATGTAACATTTTTATATGATTACCTACTTTTTTTCGAAAAGTAAAACAACCACCGTTTCTTGTTTGATTCAAATTTTGCATTTTAGGATTTACATACATAACTGTTAAATATTTAACATCTAACAATTGATTGATAATATCTATTTCACTGTTAAAAAAATATATTAATTCATTATTTCCCCAACTTAAGTATCTGTTATAAGGAACATTTTGTCCTAATTTACTTAACATCCATCTAACTACATATTTAGCATTTAATGGATTTCCTACAATTCCTTCACAATATATAACTATTATATTTTCCATATTCATATTGTTAATTTCTGCAGTAGTAATAAAATTGTTATAGAAATTATTTTTCGCGTTATTATCATAAACATTACATATTTTTACATTTAATCCTAAATTATCTAAAATACTTGCCAAATAATACTGTACTACCGCACCTCCATCATTCTCTTTAATAACAGTATGAGGATAAATAACAATATTTTTATCTAAAATTAACATTTATATATTAAATATAATATTTTTAAATGAGAATTTTAATCACAGGAGGAAATGGAAATATAGCAAAAATGATAAAAGATAATTTAAACTCAGAACTTTACCAAATAACAAACTTAACACGTACAGAATTAAATGTTTTAGATCAAATTGCTATTAAAAGTTACTTAGATAAAAACAACTTTGATATATTGGTTCATAGTGCTATAATAGGAGGTAGAAGAACAAAAGAAGAAACTAGCGAAGTTGTATATTTAAATTTACTAATGTTAGAGAATTTACTACACTTTGCAGACAAATTTAAAATGATTATTAATTTTGATTCAGCAGCAATTTATGATCGTTCAACTGATATTTTAAACAGAAAAGAAGAAGATCTATATAATGTACCAACTGATTATTATGGTTTTTCTAAATATCTTATATATCAAAGATCTTTACCTTATCTGAATATGTATAATTTTAGAATTTTTAATATTTTTCATATCAATGAAGAACCTGATAGATTTATTAAAAGTTGCTTTCTCACAAAAAAGAAAAGCGATGAAAATAGCTTTGTTACAATTTTTGAAGATAAATATTTTGATTTTATGTATGAAGATGATTTTGTAAAAATAATTAAATTCTATTTTGATCACATAGAAAAACAGTCAGTGTTAGAGAAAACTATTAATATATGTTATAATACAAAATATAAATTATCAGATATAGCCTATTTGATTATAGGAGATTATGATAAAATGAAAATTATTAAAAAAGACTCTGATAAAAACTATTGCGGAGATAACCAAAAATTAAACCAAATTAATATTGAATTTTTAGGATTAGAAAAAAGTCTTGCCATCTATGATTCTAAATTCATTGATTAAATAAGTTAATTTATTTCGTAAAGTAAGACACATAATATATGTATGACAAAGATAATGATTTATAAAAACAACACATTTTGTGTGTTGTTTTTAATCACCTGGTTTGAGGACATTTGGATAAAATATACTAGCAATAGATCTTTTACTATAGATATTTACTTCATACTCTGTGAATTCCATATACTTTCTATTTATGTTAACGTTAAATAATTGTTTGATACAAATATGTCAAACCATTTTATAGAATCAGACTCAATTTTCATTCAAATCTGAATTTAATTCATTGTCGTCTATATATGGAAACATAAATTCTAATGATTTTTTATCACCTTTTGATTGAACTCTCGGAATAATTAATTGATTTTCACACATATTTATATGACATAAACACGGCCCATCATAATTCATTACATTGTTTATTATACCTATTTCATTACTATTATTTATACTAAATGTTTTTAAACCATAACTCTCTGATATTTTACAAAAATCGGGTGAACTAACACCTGAATTTTGTGTCGAAGCAACATAATTTTCATTAAATAAATTACATTGCATTAATTTAATTGCTAAATAACCATTATTATTAAATAAAAATATTTTTAAAGGTATTTTATAATAAATAACAGTTTGCAATTCTTGTAAATTCATTTGAAACCCTCCATCACCCACAATAAGGATAATATCTCTCTTATTATCCGCAATATAAGCACCTATTGAGCCCGGTAATCCGTATCCCATAGAACATTGACCAGCTGATGTAAATAATCGTGTATTTTCTTTATCTAGAAAAAGTGATTGAAATATACTAAATGAAGAAGAACCTGTATCTGTAACAATAGTTGTATGTGGTTTTAAAGCAATTGATAAATATTTAGATACAAAATATGAACTTACATCCTTTGATAGATTTGCATAACTATCATTGTATGTTGGATACTTGTTTTTCCAAAATTGGAGTTTATTTATCCATTTTTGTCTTATTGTATTTAAAAATGTATATGTATTCATATTAATTAAAAATGTTAATAAATTATCGTTAATTTTCAAGTCAATATCTATAGTTTTTTTGTTAAGTTCATTATTATCAATATCAACCATTATTTTATACGATTCCTTTGAAAAATTAGTATAATCATAACCAATTTGTGTTATAGTTAGTCGACATCCAAGTATAATTAATAAATCGCATTTTTGTATTGCAAAATTAGAAAATCTTTCACCAAGTATACCAATATTTCCAAAATATAATTCATTATTATGGCTTAGTATATCTTTTCCTAACCACGATGAAACGACTGGAATATTTGCTTTTTTTACTATTTCCTTAAATATGTTTTCTGTTTTAGAAAGCCAAATCCCGTTACCAATTAAAAATAAAGGTTTTTTTGCTTCATTTATTTTATTTAATATAAAATCATAATCCGTTTTAATGGATACTTCTTGAATCATTTCATTTTCAATGAAATTGGAATCATCAATAGTACTATTTTGAACATTAAGTAGTATTTCTACCCATACAGGAGCCATTCGTTTTGATACACATTTTTCATATGCGGTATGAAGTACTTTTATCACATCTTCACAATTTTTAATACTATACGCATAATTTGTAAATGATTTTACAATAGGTATTATATTTAACTCTTGTACACCTAATTGTCTTAATGGTAATTCTTGACTATCAATATTTTGTTCATATGGTACATTTCCAGAAATAATAAATATTGGAATACTATCTTGAAATGCCCCAATTACCCCTGTAAGTGTATTTGATGCGCCAGGCCCATTTGTTATTAACAAACAACATGGTTTTCTCGATATTCTATAATATGCATCTGCAGCCATAGCAGCAGACTGTTCGTGACAAAAACAATAATATTTTAGATTATATTTAGTAATAGAGTTTAATATGGGACCAATAAATCCTCCAGATAATGTAAAAATTGTGTCAATATTTTTTTTAATTAAAAATTCAATCACATAGTCACTTACTTTTATCATTTTATATATAGATACTAGCTTTTTAATTTAAAATAAAAACGTATTAATTTTTTTTAGAGAAAAATCATAATAATTTCAAATATATGTCGTGTCTATTTTTCAAAAAGCTTATAATAATACTTTTGTGAGTATTATTACAATATGCTAGTATTTTCATTCTAAAATAGAAACTCGCAATTTAAACGTTTTATTAATTCTTCTTTGATAAAAATTCTTAACTCATTTTCATTCTGATAACTTAGAGTGGGTGGAATTATCAATACATCTATATTATGTTTTTTACACAATTCTAATTTTAATTTATCACGTTCTTGTTGTCTTTCAAAATCGCTAGGTCCATTTGTATGAAAAAAAGGAATATATTCATCGTGTTGTTTTCCTTGATACTCGAATGCTAATTTTAGATCTTCACAAACACCATCTAACTCTAAATTATATCCTGTTATGTTTTTTAACCAATCTGGTCTAATACTTGGAAATCTTAAACCGATATATTCTTCTAATATTTCTCTGCATAATTTTTCCGAACGACTCTTAGAACAATAAGGACACCAAGAATAACCTTGCTTAACACTGTTAAAAACAGCAGACCAGGTATGACCTTCTTTACATTTCCATTCCATATGAGTTTGATTATTAATATATTCTGTTGATAAACATTCACCACCTCTGCTAATAGCCAATTCTTGACATTCTTCTAAAGTTAATTTTTCATTTCCTGAACAAGTATGACACCAAGAACCACCGTTCTTAACATTACCAAATTTAGCAAACCAAGTATGACCTTCTTTACATTTCCATTGCATATTAGTTTCAGAGTTAATATATTCTGTTGATAAACATTCACCACCTCTGCTAATAGCCAATTTTTGACATTCTTCCAAACTTAATTTAGCAGTTACTGAACACGTAGGACACCAAGAACCACCGTTCTTAACATTACCAAATTTAGCAAACCAAGTATGATTTTTTTCGCATTTCCATTCCATAAGTGTTTCTTTATTTTTATATTCTGTTGATAAACATTCTCCACCTCTGCTAATAGCCAATTGTTGACATTCTTCTAAAGTTAATTTAGCATTACCTGAACAAATAAGACACCAATTACCTCCATTTTTAACCGCGTCAAAAGTAGCAGACCAAGTATGATTTTCTTCACATTTCCATTCCATATAAACACGAGCATTAATATATTCTGTTGATAAACATTCACCACCTTTACTAATAGCAAATTCTTGACATTCCTTCAAAGTTAATTTAACATTTCTTGCACAAAATGGGCACATCTGCCTTTTTTAATATTTTTGAAAGTAGCAGGCCAAGACGGATGACTTTCTTCTTTACATTTCCATTGCATATGTGTGATTGTGTTAATATATTCTGTTGATAAACATTTACCACCTCTGTTGATAGCCAAGTCTTGACATTCTTTCAAAGTTAGCATTTTACAAAATTATTATAATCAAATAATTTTATTTCAATTTTAAAAAAGTTTATAATAATACTTTGTGAGTATTATTACATAAGTATATATTAAGTTGTTTAATTTTACTTCACTTTTTTGTCTTTGTTGCTCTGCGTTTTTTTGCAACCGCTTCTTCCTGTTCAATTTCTTGAAGCCACTTTTCGTAACCATTTTCAAATTGTTCAAGTTCGGAAAGCCATATATCCTTTTCACTCTTAGATTTTAATTTATCCAATTTTTCTTTCAAAGACATAATATCATTATTAAGTTGTTTAATCTTATCAGCTGTAAATGTTCTAACTTGCATTCGAAGAAGATAATCATAACCTCCTTCACCTTCAGTCTTTTTTGGATCCTCATCATAACCTCGTACTGTTAACACTTTGATAATATCAATTTCTTTCTCATTCATAATAGATATAGTCTTACTTACAACTTCTGATACAAATCTTTCTTTATTTCCAAGATACCGAATCTCTTTATCTAATGCGTCAAGTTGATGTCTTTTTCTCTTTTCGTAATAGTCAAGCCGAACTCTACAAAAATTGTCTAAAATTGAGTCTACAGTGTCATGTTTCTTTATCTGTAATTTTTCATTGAACATTACCATATTGGATGTGTAAAGATAGCTGTGTAGCTTTAAACTGTCCAAATCGCATCTAAAATCATCTACTTCTGTGAGTACAAAATGAACTTTTTTTGTTGATGAATAATTTGATACAGACTTGAGTTTCTTATCTGCTTTTAAATCTTCACAAAATTCTGCAAAATTAGAAGTCCACAAAGAAACAGGTAATTCTTTAACTTCAATAGCACCTTTCTTTCCTTCCTCAACAATTCCATATGAAATAAACCTATTTTCACCATTCTTCTCTATATCTCCTATAAATCCACGATACCAAGGTGTAAATTCAGGAAACATGCTAACAATATTTGTCGGATCATCAGGATCAGACACTAAAACTTCACCATCATTTTCTAAGTAAATTTTAATAGCTTCTACCATATCAAGAGGATTGTACAAAGGCACTTTACACGAGAAACCTGTTCCTATTCCAGCTGAACATCCATTAATCAACATCATTGGAATAATAGGAACGTAAAATTCTGGCTCAATAAAATTACCACCGTCATCGCGCACATATGTTAAAATATCTTCGTCTTCTTCTCTAAAAATAAGTTCTGTTAGTGCATCCATCTTTGTAAAAATATACCTACCATTTGCCGAGTCAGACCCCCCTTCTAGCCTCGTCCCAAACATACCGTCACGATACAAAAGAGGTATATTATTTGAACCTGGAAATTCTTGTGCCATACCAATAATGGTTTCAAGCAGATTATTCTCTCCATGGTGATAATCAGAATGTTCAGCTGTATAACCAGCTAGCTGTGCTACCTTGAGAGATTTTGCAGAGTACTTCAAATTTCTTTTCTTTACAGCGTATAAAATTTTTCGTTGTGATTCTTTCAAACCATCAATTCCATTTGGAATGCTTCTCGCACAATCCGCGTGTGAGAATTTGATAAGTTCTCCATTGATAAAATTTGTAATACTCATTGAAGTTGTCTTTCCTTGATCATCAAGAGAAAAAGTGTAAGCTTCTGGATTATATTGTTCAAGCCAAATTTTTCGGGTATCTGCACTTTTCTTGTGAAATGCTTTCACCATACTTGCTAAAGATTGGTCATCATTGACAAATTCTACCATTTTCAAACCAAAAGTATCAGGAACATCTTCTGCTTTTGTAGTACCGAGTCCCTTATAATACTTAACATTCAATTTACTGGTTTGTTCGCCAAGAAAATTATGAAATCTGCGTTCATCGTAAAATAACAAGTCACCAGTCTTTTTGATTACACGAGCTATAGGTGTTTTCATACTTACAATAAAGGGTTGATCTCTTTGCAAAAGGGTAGGATAAAGAGAATGGAAGAAGTTAAGGATGAGCCCTTCAATATGCACTCCGTCAACATCCGCATCTGCAACTACTGATACTCTCCCATATGCAAGTTTCTTAAAATTACTTTCATCTTTGTAATCGACACCTAGTTTCAACTCAAGAGCGTGTATTAAAGAACAAATAACTTTGTTTGCAGAAATAGTTGCTACTGGCTTATCTCTCACATTTAGCAACTTTCCTCGTACAGGTAAAATACCGTTCCAGTCACGACCAGATTTTCCATACAGACCCTCTTCAATCCCAGCTACTACGTATGTCTTTGCTGAAAGACCTTCTGTGATAAAAAGAGTACACTGTATACTGTCTTTCGTACCTGACTTGTTTGCTCGATCGTATCCTTCAATTTTTGTCTTTTTAGAAACTTTTTCGGCTTTCTTAAGTACTACTAGTTCTTTTGCACGAATAATATCTTCTATATTATCCATAATCGACCATTTGCAAATTTCCGCAATATGTGTTTTCTTAACAACAGCTTCTACAGCGGGAGATTCTAGCTTATTCTTGTCTTGTCCATCAAATTCTGGTCTAACAACTGTAGATACGACAAACAATCTAAAGAACTGACGAACATCAGTAATATTAATTTTAGGTGTTTTACTCTTTGCACTGTTTCCGTTAAATTTGTCTACAATTGGCCTAAATAATGCTTCTGCCCAAGAATCTACATGCTGTCCTCCTAAACGAGTGTATACACCATTAACAAAAGAAATTGTTTGATATTCTTTTGATGGCGTAATCAAAACTTCTGCATCCTTTATCTTAATGAGAAGAGACTCCTCTGTAGGCGTATCATAAAGAGCAGAATATTGAGTAAGTGTTTTTACAGGAATAAGTTCATCATTAAAATATACTTCTACTTTAGATAACATCGATGCGTCAATAATGTACCGAGAATACAAACGAATAATATCTTCTGTGTAACCTTTGTTTAGAGCAAAATGTTCAAAGTCAGGAGTCCAAGATACTTCTGTATAACCTAGTTTACAGTTCGTTTCTTTGATAATTTCTGGGCCAGATGTATCTCTCATATTTCTAGTCCATGTTTGAAAAAGTGTTTTTTTTGCTTTCGGGTCAAAACCTTTTACTGTAAATTTTGTTGAAAAAACATTTGTCAACTTGATACCAAGACCATTACGACCTGATACAACACGTTCTTCCTCATCTTCATAATTTGATCCCGTTAAAAGTTGCCCAAAGATCATGCTATGATTATAGCAATCCTGTTCCGCATCTTTTTCGATAGGTACAACATCTCCGTCATTCCAAATAGAAGTTTCTCCTGTAACAGAATTGATAGATATCTTAATCTTTGTACACGGAGTCTTTGTTTTACGGCTTCTTTCCACATTATCGATAGCATTTGATAAAGCTTCGACAAATATACGCAAAATAGCGGGTGATGTAGAAATTTCTTTTTGATAAATTCGCCAACCATCGTTTGTTTTATCGGCTACAAATTCACTTATACTACGTGGACGTATCGATCCAACATACATATCTGGTCTGAGAAGAATATGCTCAATTTGATCTTTTTTCTGATAACGTTTTTTATCAACAACAACAGTCTTTGGAGGCATTTTTATTTAATATTAAAAATCATCCTTTTTAATATCAATTTTATTTTTATAATTTACATCTTTTTGTCTATATATTGTTCATCAAAATATTTATGAATTCATCTTGAAAAGTAGAATCTTCTATATCCGAACACTCAATTTTTACATTATCATTCGATTCTATTAACTCACTTATCCTTTCTTTTACTGAATCAAATATCATCTTTGTCAAAATCTTTCCACCATAATCTGTTATTATATCACCTCTTATATCCTTATACTTTATAAATGTAGGATTTGAACAATCTTCTTCAATAAGTCGATCATTTAAAGGATAACATAAAGCGTAATCAGCAAATCCTTCTGGACCTCTTAATATATGTTCTATTGTTAAGAACTTTGCATTTTCTATTAACCACTCTTCTGTGATTACCAAATCATTTAGTTTATCAGATGATGTAATAAGTGGTCTGGCGCAATTCTTTCCTGTGAGTTTTGCCATTGTTCTATTGAACAAACCTGGTTTTGTTTCTAGTTCTCTGATAGAACTCTCATTCATAACAATATCTTTATAAGCAGTTGGATTTTTTACACATTCTTCTGATGCAAATTTACTAGCTTTTCTCTTAAGAGGTAAATGTACTCTCTCTATCAAATGAACATTTTTATAATCAACAACGTGTTCACCGTTAACATCAATGTGATGAAATGTACCACGTTCTGTGTCGGTACACACTATCTGAGATTTGCCATCTGAATCTGTAGAAAGATACTTGTGTATAACTTGAGCTGCACCTTTTTGACCTTCATAAAAATAATTTTTTGTATATTTTTCATCGATTATACTCTCAACACGAGCCTGAGATAAATCAAGAGGAGTAAGATTTGAAATCATCAAATTGTTCTGAATGTTTTTAGTACTTGTTTTCTGGTAAGTCGGATGTTTTGCTATATGTTCAAATGCTGCTTTATATATAGAACTAATTTCTTTTTCTTTTTCTTCCGCTTTCTCAATTTTCAATTTAGCAATTTCTTCAGCTTTATCAAGCTTTAATTTAGCAATTTCTTTGATAAGAAACTCATTTTTTTTCTTACATATTGCATCATGTCTGCTAAAACTCCTAGATGAAAATTTTTTATCACAAAAATTACATGTGATTAAAGATACTACAATTTCTTTAGAATTTTTAGATTCTTGTATTTTTAAACAATATTTTGCTTGTGTCTGATGGCTACTTAATTGATATTTGGTTTTGAACTGATTGTTGCAAAACGGACAGGTTAACTCTTTCACCTTCTCTTTATCATCTGCAAGAGCAAGAGCTTTCGTTTCTTGTATTTTCAGACAATATTTGGTTTTCTTTTGGTGCTGTTTCAGCATTTGAGTATTTCCAAACATATTATTACAAAACTGGCATTGTTCCATTTTTTTTATTTATTCATTTGTTTTTTAAACGAAATATTTCGTTTTTATTTACAAAAAAATATCAGTTTTTCTGATAAAATAAAAATTGTCCGAAATTGTCCGAAATTGTCCGAAAAATAATGAAAATAGTCACTATTTTCTGATTAAAGTGACTTTTCGAAAAATTTCTAATTTGTGTGTGTGTGTAAGACTTTTTTAAAAAGCCATTTTTCCAAAAAAAAGATTTTTCCTCCTCCGTTTTCAAAAAAGTCGGAGGAGGAAAAATCTTTTTCTTTTTTCTTTTGTTTTCTAAATAATTTGAAAAATTCGTAGAAAATTTCCTTTGGATTATCTTTTTTATTTTCCTCCTCCTCCGCCTCCGCCTTTTCTTTAGTTCTAAAGAAAAGTCTTGATTTCAAAAAAATAAAAGTAAGTAAGTCCGCTTTTATTTTTATATAGTATGAAACATGCTTTTACAAATCTAACAAAACGGTAAAAAAGGAAATACCTTTTATTTTATAACCTAGTATTCGAATATTATTTAGTGTTTGTACACCTTTAATTTTATATAAAACAATATCGGTAGAGTTAACATAACCATAAAGATTAAATTCATACCGATTTTTTGAATCTTTTGCATCATAACCGGGATTATATCCTGATTCAAACCAAGTTTCTGCAATCGCAAAAGCTTTTTCTAAAGTTGTGGTGTTTTGTGCCAAAAAAAAGGTATTATTATCTACTAATTGGTTTTGAAAAAAGTAAGGCAATTGTAATTCTTCTTGTACAGAATTATTAATTCGATTATTATGTTTCTTTTCTAAATTCCATTTCTCTACAGAATCATCACCGTTTAATATAACTTGTTGTGGATGTTGATCAAAATCTGTTACATCAATGTAAAAATTTTCAATAATTTTTTTTTCATGATATTTTTCTATTTTCTTTCCAAAAGAACGTAAAGATAATCTAAGTGTGTAAAGTAATCTTTTTAAAGTTTCTTCTGATTTAACTACTAACTTATTATCATTCATCACACAACTTTGCTCATTAAAAATATTACTTACTTTTTTGTATTTAAATTTTTTGTCTATTTTTATTTTTTCTCGTGCAAAATCGTTAATTGTGTCTGGATCCGATAATAATCGTCTAGGATCTTCTTTTAAGTATCTTGAAAATAACCAAAACATATATTCAATAATACAACGAGTTAATTGTTTGTATTTATTATGTTTTTCTAACACTGATACCGATTTTGTCGGATAATTCTCAACTTGATCTATTGTTGTCAAATCTTCAAATTTTTCATCATCAAGAACTGGAATTGATACTTTTATATTACCAAAATTAAAGTACAGTTCTTTTAATACATCATTAACTACACGTTGTCCTGTTAATACCATACTATTATCATTTGCAAAATCAATCGCTACTTCGTTTGGAATTGTTGTCGCAATCCAACCTTTTTCTTCGATAATTGGAAAAGGCTGAATTGGTTCGGTAAGTAACGTTCCAATAACACCTTTAAATTTAAATTTTAACATTCTACATTTACCGTAAGAATCAATTCCTTGATAAAAAAATAAATCAGAAACATTTACATCTTCTGGGAGTAACGATTGTTTAATTTCAATATTAAGTACGTACGTTTGACACATACGATTAAAAATTTTTCTAACTCCTTTAGAAATTTTAGAATTATAAGGAAGTGCATATGTCAAATCTTTTTTATCCGTTTTTTTCCATTTTATAATTAATTCACAATGTACACCTTCATAGATTCCTTTATCAGCATTGCTACCAATATGTTCGTATATGAAAATACAATTTGCGTTTCGTTTATTTTTATAATACGCTTGTGTATGACGAGGAATAATAAGTTCTCCATCTTCGTTTGTTCGATTAAAAACAAATATATTACAATTAAAATATTGCTCCAAAAGAGATGTAAAGAGACTCGGGTTCATATAGACTTCTGGATTTCTTATAATATTAATAATTTCTTCTGTTGTGTAATCGTACATTTCTTGTCTGCATAAAGCTGCGTTTTCTGGAGTAGCCATTTTTTCTCTTTCTTCAATCAATCGTTTTTCAGTATCATCAGATTCTAAAATATCAGTGTCCATAGCTTCCATTACACATTGCAAAAAAGAACTATTTCCATTATACATACCTTTTCTAACATAAGTATATTCCTGATCATAATCAAAAATTTCAAAAAGTTTTTTTATATTATCTGGCAATGTACCATACGAGTCTTGATTTGCAAATCGTTTTGTTTTTATTAAATCTTGTTGTTCAGCTTTTTTTTCAGGTAATTTTTCTCCAAATTCATAATGTCGTAAAATGCTACCACAATCTTTTTTATTATGTGTTTTTTGATAACAACAAGGTAAATAAGGAACCACATCCTTATTTTCTAACGGATTATCACGTAATCCAGGAAATTTAGCAACAGGATCTTTACAAATATATTTACGTGATGGAAAATTTTGAGTACTTTCTGTTTCTTTTGGATATGTCATTATTTCATAACCATCTTTTAACGCTTTCTCTAATTCTTCATCATCATCAATTATTGTTGGTGCTTGTGGACACCTTTGAGGATATCCTGTCACAAATACTTCGGGTGCGATGTCTTTAATTGTTAATTTGGTACGTGTTTGCGTTTTAGATTGTTTGATTTTACCAAAATCTTTGATGTATTCACTGTAAAAATCAACTATTGTTTGATATTCTTGATCATATACAATCATTAATTTTGAAAATAATTCTTGAAACGCTTCTACTGCATTTATGTTCTCAGCAGATGTAATTTTAACACGAATATAGTAAGTTCCTTGTTTAAATTCAGCTTTATTTTTACCTCTTAATTCTGGATCGTTTCTTTCGGCTATTTTTTCTGTTAAATTAGCCGTTAAATTACCTATTTTAGGATTATAAAAATGAATATATACACTTTCTTTCTTTTTACTAGCCTTATCACTTTCATTTATCGACATTAACGAAGAAAATGTCGGATTGTTCATAATAAGATCAGCTATAACGTATTTATTCATATTGTGATTGGGAAAGTAAAAAGAACCATTTACGCGAGTTTCTGTAATATTTGTTGCAAATATAGACCCTAAATTAGTAATTGTATTTAAAAATCTTGAAATTAGTTCTTTTTGAGATAAATATTTACCGTTTGCACTTATAAATGTTTTCATAGTTACCTTTGCAGTCTCTTCACCTTCTTCACCTTCAACAGAAACGAAAGTATCAATATAATCTTCAATCTTCGAACCTTCTATTGTTTTTTTTGTTAAAACTTTAAAAAGAATAACAGATTCGTCATAAAAACTCCAATCTTCAGGTGGAGTAAAATTTTTGAATATTTTAAAAAATTTATTAATGCATGCGAACGGAACTTCATTATTTAATACAATATTGTTAAACAACTCCATAACAGTAATATTTTTTACATCTATAGTAAAATTAAATTTTACGCTTTCTAGTTCAAATTCAGTGTATTGAATTCTTTTATTAATTTCTTCAAAATTTTTAAACAAACCTTTTTCAACTAATGCATCATCTTTATTTTTTTTAATAAGTTTTGATATTTCGTCTCTTTTGTCCTTACTTTTTTCCCAATATTTTTTTATCTCTTCAATTCGTAAATCCAATCCAATTGTTTCAATATCCGTTTTAAACTTTAAAAAAATATGACCTAAATCTGCTCTTTTGGATTCAAGTTTTTTATAATTTTCAATTAATTCTTGATTATACGCAAAAAACAAAGAAAGAATATCAAGAACCTGTAGATTTTGTTGTTCTAGTTTGTTTTCTTGGTTTAATTCGTTTATTAGTTCTACAAACTCTTTCTTAGTAATTATGATAGTATTTAAAAGATTTTCGACTTTTATAGGAGTTTCTTTATGAAGTTCTTCTAAAGAAGGAATTCCGTCATTAAAATATAAAAATTTTGGTATAGTATTTAGTTCCGATGCTAAACGGTTAATAACACTATCTTGCGTGTCTAATTCATAAACGAACAAATCTTTATGTTTAAAAATTTCGTTAATAAAAACAAAGCGAACCATTTTTAATTTAAGTAATGAAACTTTAAAAAAATCAGAATCTTGTTAATTAGTAAAAGATGAAAGAATTGAAAGAATTTAATGACAATGTACATTATATGGAAGATTTTGATTTTGACAAAAAAGGAAACTTGATTAATAAACAAATTCCTAGAGATATGCTTGTTTTGATTATGATACAAGCATCTTGGTGTAAATTTTGCAAAGACTCAAAGCCAGCTTTTCAAGATTTTGCCAATCAAATGTCAAAGAATGTATTTTGTGCAACTATACAAGCAAATGGACATAAAAAACCAAAAACAGAGATTCCTCTTGGAAAACGTCTTAAAAAAATTATACCGGATTTTAATGGTTTTCCAGATTATGCTTTGTATAAAAATGGAAAAATTATTAATGTAAAAACAACCGACAGAGATGTAAATAGTTTAAAAAAATTTTGTGAGCCACACATATTAAAAACAAATGTAATTAGAAAGTAACAGCTAATGAACATCTCAGACAATTATAAATACAATAAATAATATTATTTATTGTATTTGAATTATACAATACTCTGTATTTTTTCCATTATTTTTTTATGTCTATCAGAACTTTTATGTTTTTTCATACAATAATGAGTAACTATCATTCCGCATTCACATTCTTCCTTTTTTTGTCTTTGAGTTGATATCTTTGTCTTATAATTTGCTTTATAATATTTTTCTCTTTCTTCTAATATATGTTCTTTATTATCTTCATAATATTCCATAACATTTTCTATTACTGATTCTTTATTTTTTTCATAATATTTTTTATGTTTTTTAGCTATAACATCCGCATTTTTTTCATAATATTCTTTATTAATATCAGACAATATTTCTTTGTTATCTTCGTAATATTCATGCATTTTTTCTTTAATTTCTTCCTTATGTTCTGCTTGGTATTTTATATTTCGTTCTTTTTGTTTCTCTTTATCTTCTTGTATTGTTCTTTTAGGATATATAGGCTCGTCAATACCTTCATAAAACTTTAAACACTCATCAAATATATTTGTAAATACTGTGATATCTTCTGTAGGTAATAAAAATACATCTCTACCAGCTTTACATCTATATTTTTCAAGTTTTGTTAGAATGACGCTTTCTAGTATGTCCATCAATTTTGAGTTTTTGCAGGATATATAATAAATAACTTTGAAATTATGTAACTTATTGTGATTGTAAGACTCTTTTCTCTTGGATAAATCTAGTGCTTTTCCTACATTATATTCACCATTCTTTTCACTTTCTTCTGAAGTCATAAGATACACTACATTCTTTTGATCAACTACTTCTTTTGGTTGTTTTACATATTTTTTCATTAATTTTTTAACCTCTTCTTGACTTTCTTCTAATTGTTTTTTAGATGTATTGATAATTTCTTCTTTCTCTTCTGTTAATAAGTTTATCCTCTCCTGTAATTTGTGTTCCAATTCTTTATCAGATTTTTCATTTCCTATCTCGACTTTTCCAGTAATAAGAAGTTCGTCAAGCCAATTTGATACTTGCACTGCAAAACTAGGTGATAACCATTGAGCTAAATGTATAGCTACTTTTCGATGAACCCAAGTTCCACTGTGATTTCCACCTACATTTGTGACAAATAATTCCAATATCGGAATTCCGATATTGATTGATAATTCTTCTAAATATGCTTTCGTTTGTTTATTCTCGTTGTAATGACCTAATAATTTTTTACCATGTGCTTTGCACAACATAGTAGCATTAATATAACCATCTTCTCTCATTAGAATAGTAATAGAAGATCCATTAGGTAGTTTCAGTGAACAATTAAACAATCCGTCAGATATTTTTGTTAATTTAGATTTGTCATATTTTATAATCTTATTTTCTTCTTCTAATTTATTCTTTTGATCAATAATTTCTTTTGGTTGTTTTACATTTTCTTTGGTTGTTTTATCAAGTTGTGATTTCAACTCATTTGATTCTTCTAATTTATTCTTTTGATCAATAATTTCTTTTGGTTGTTTTACATTTTCTTTGGTTGTTTTATCAAATTGTGATTTCAACTCATTTGATTCTTTAATCAACGTTTGAATATTTTGTAGTATAAGTTTTAATTCTGTTATATCTGATGTTTTTACCAATTCAGTTTTTTCATCTTTTATAATCTGATTTTCGTCTAATATACTCTCTTTCTTCTTTTCATCTAATATCTTTTTATACTTATATTCACCTGTATTTCTAACAGATGGTAATATCTCTTCGCACACAAAATCTTGAAATGGTTTTGCAACTGGTTTATTACATCGCATAATAATTTTATATAAACCTGCTTGATTAACAACATTAGAAGTCTGCAGACCTTGACCGCTTTTCAGAGAAGCTGAACACTTCCAGTTATCAGGAATATTTCTTAACACTTCGGTTACATTACTTAAACCTAATATTTTACATATATCTTTAACTACAAACATTGGATTTT